TCGCGGATGTACGCGACGCCGGCGTCCACGTCGGCCTTCTCGGCGTCGGTGCGGCTGCGCTGCTCGGACTTGGCGGTCTCGCCGATGCGCTCGATGACGGCGGCCACGTAGGCGATGCCGTCGCGGAGGAACTTCTCGTCCATGTCAGGACTCCTTGAGGGTGCAGAGCAACGCCAGGGTCTGGTCGTGCTCGTCGATGTCACGGAGCCAGTCGGGTGCCTCGGTGGGCGGCCCGGCGGGCGGGAGGTCGCGGCCCTGCGGTTCGGTCGGGTGCCCGCCACGGGCGGCCCGGACCTGCTCCAGGGTGCGGAGGTCGAGGTACTTGTCGGTCAGCGATCGGACGCCGACGGATGCCTGCTCGTCGGCCGGGAACACCACGGGCCCGGCCTCGTACAGCTTGATTTCCTTGATGGTCCGCTCCGGCAGACCGGCAGGGTTGTGCGCCGACGAGCCGGGCTCGTCGACCCATTCCTCGCCGATGACCCGGAACATGTACGAGGCGCCGTACAGGCCGGCTCGGAGGCCGGGCAGCAAGTCGCGGCCGTAGCTGGTGTCGTGCAGCTCGACGACCATGAACGGCCCGTCGGCTCGCTCACCCATGTCGATCACCGGGCCGAGGACCTTCTCGCCGATCTGCGGGTCGTGGCCGTGGTTGAACAGCGACACGATCCGACCGGCCCGCTCGGCCATCGTCTTCTTGAACGCACCGAACTGGATGCGCTCAAGGAACCGGCCCTCGTACCAGGAGTCGATCTCGTTCCAGGCGTCAAAGCGTGCGAACCGGATCTCCAACGTGGCGAGAACGCCGTCGTCGTCCTCCGAGTCGTGTTCGTCGTCCATGTGTGCTTGACGGAGCTCCAACGCGCCGGGCAGGGCCACGGCGCGCACAAGCCGATCAAGGGGTGCGTCCACGTTGCCCTCCTTCGGGCGGTCGGTCAGTCGGCGCTTGCCTGCGCGCCGGGCGCCTGGAGCTGCACCGAGAACACACCGGTGTGGCGCAACTTCGTCAGGTCGTTCGTCGTCACCGCCGCCACCACCGACGCCGGCTCATAGCCGGCTTCCGTGAGCGACCGGATCGACTGGCTGTTCGCCATCGTGATGTCGGCGGCGTCCTTCAAGTCCTCTTGCAGGAACAGGACCTCGGAGGCGTCGTACCACAGCTCGGCCGGGCCGCCCGGTGGCGGCGGGGCGAGCGGCGCCAACGCAGCGCACAGATCCTGCACGGTCGGCGAGAACCAACCGTCGGCCCACATGCGGCGCGTCGCGCTGTAGTTGCCGGCGTTGAGTGCCGACCCCTGCATTCCTTCACGGGTGCCGAGCACGGACGCAGGCACCCGGGACCGGGACCCGATCCGGGTCTCGAACCCGCCCTGCACGTCACGCAACGCCAGCTCACCGAGCTTCGACCCGACCACGGTGATGTCGGACCCGCCGCCGATGAACCACGTCTTGTAAGCGTTCGACACGCCGCCGTAGTTGCGCTCGAACAGCTCCTGGAACTCGCGGATCTGCGCAGCGGTCAGCGTCCGATCCGGCCGGATGATCGCGTTCGGGGTGCCGCCGTTGACGAAGAACCGTTCGATGTGCTCGGTGGCCTGACCGTCAGCGACGATCTCGCGGAGCACGTCCGTCACCCACGACCGACCCAGGTGCGGGTTCAACGGATCAGGTTCCGGCTTCCAATGCGCCACCACCGACGGCGACAACACCTCGCCCTGCTCGCCCTGACGGCGCCCACGGCGGTAGTAAACGTACCCGGCGACCACGGCCCCCGCAGGGTCGTCGTGAGCGTCCTCAAGGGCGTACACCAAGTCCACCAGATCCGGACGCAGCACCTCCACCGAGCCGGTCGGCATCAAGTGCAGGTAGGCGTTCCCGGCGTAGGAGGCGTGTGCTTCCATGGTGCGCAGCAGCGTCGACCGGGTCACACCCGGCGCCGGCTGCTCGAGCCGGGCCAGGTTCGGACCGCCAAACAGGCGCCCGTAGTCCGGGCCGCGCGCAACCGACCGGTAGGTGAAGCGGAGCTGGCTGAGCACAAGCTGCCGTGCGAACACCGCCGACGCCACCGTGCCGTGCTGACGGCGCACCAGCGCCGCCATCGACACCACCTGCTCCGCGCCAGCGGAAAACGCCGACCCGTTCCACGTGAAGTGGGTCAGCCACGAATCGAACGACAACGCCGCCGACCGCTGCGACAGCGCCACGGCATCAGACGAGTCGGTCCGACGGATGCGGGACAGCAGATTCGCCAACGGTGCTCACCGCCTCCCAATCCACGACGGCGACACCGACCAGCACGCCGAACAACCCGCCGACGACCAGACCCCACGGGCCGACCGCCAGCAACAACCCGACCGCCGTCAGCAGCCACCCAGCGGCTAGGAACGCCCAGCCGATCCGATGATCCGTCACGAAAACCCCGCATAGATCGCCGGACCCTGCGGAGCCGACTCACGCCTCGACGCACGATCCAACGCGATCACCAGAGCGATCGCAGCGTCGATCTTGCGCTTCGCCTTGCCTTTTGACAGCCGCCAACCTTCGCCGGTCATGCGAGGCGCAGCCGCCTGCACCTGATCGGAGAACACCGGGTCACCGTCGTGCACCACCTGGCCGGCGCACACAAGCTCGTAAGCGGTGCCGCACGCCGGAACCATCCGCTGCGACGACTGTGGGAACTCGACCATCACCAGACCGTCATCAGACAACGCCTGCGCCGACCGCTCGAAATAGGCCGGGTCGTAGGCGAACTCCACGACGTTGAACCGGCGATGCAGATCCCGGAGGTGCGCCTCGACGGCCGCCACGTCCACCGTGTCGCCCTGCGGCAACCAGATCCGATGAGACACAGCGAACCGCCCGTCCGGACGCTCCTGAGCCGCCACAACGGCGACCGTGTCGTGCTTCAGTGCCATGTCGATGCCGACAAACGTCGGCGTCTCGGCGTCGAACTGGACCCGGCCCCGGCACGCCTCCCAGGCGCCCGGTGGCAACCACGACTCGTCATCGGGAGCGGCAGCCCACCGGTTCGCGAAGTAGCGAAGCCACTCATGCTCCGGGATTTCATGCCATCGCCGCTCGATGAACGGCAACGTGCCGAACAGCTCGGCGTGCGGGTTGGCCTGCGTCGCCATCTTCGCCCGCACGTCCTGGCCGGCGTTCGGGTCGAGCGCCAGGTCGGCCTCGGCCCAATCCATCAGGAACGCCGGGTCGTCGACCTGGCCGGCGTTGACCTGCTGGCCGTAGTCGTACATGCGGCCCAGCAGCGAATCCTTGTCGGCGCCTGCTGTCGAGATGCCGAGCACCAGGCCGTGCGCACGCTTCGCGATGCTGTTCGAGATCACCAGGAACACGCGTTCCTTGGCGCCGGTCCACTCGTGGAGCTCGTCGGCGATGAAGCACGTCGGCCGGGAACCGTCATTTGTCCCGGCCGCAGCCGCCACCCGGTACATGCGACCCGGGCCGTCGCGACGCAGGATCTCCGTGTCGAACACCTCGAGGTACGGGCGCAGCGGACCCTCGGTCACCATCACCCGGGCGGTGCCGAACAGCAGGTCCGCCTGCTCGAACGACGCCGCAGCCACCGGGATGTTCGGCGCCGGCGGTGCGAACGGGCCACAGAGCTGCTCCAAGGCGATCGCCGCCAGCAGCTCCGTCTTGCCGTAACCCTTCGCCCGGCCGAGCAGCGCACGCTGCACCACCCGGCGGCCGGCACGGTCCTGCCGGTACAACGCAACCAGAAACCGGCGCTCGTCGTCGGTCAACCGGAACGGCTCACCGAACAGGTCGCCCTCGCCGTGCACCAGCGACGACTCCATCCACGCCGCAGCGATGTCGCCGGGCTGCAGCTTCGATGATCGTCTACCGCTGGCCGAGCTGCTGGAGGAGCGCCTGGTTCCGGCTGGCAAGACTCACGCCCTCCTCGAAGGTGACGCCGAGGCGCAGACGCGCCATCGGGGTCAGACCGAACTTGTCCTCAAGTTTCGAGATCGCCGACTCCAGCCGGTGGATCTCCTGCGCCCACGGCGACATCACCGGCTGACCCATCGAGCCTTCGGCGACCGGGGCCTCGTTGAACCGGCGCTGCGCGTCGACCAGACGTGCACGCAGATCGAACAGGCGACGCAACGCCGGCACATCGGTCGGCTTGAGCACCGACGGGTTCGCCAGCGGCGACGACCAGAACTCCACCCACTCGGCCTGGACGTCGTCCGGCCACGTCAGGTCCGCAGACGGCGCCAACCCGGCGGCGGTGCGAACCGGCAACGCCGACACGGTGCCGACGTCCGGCGTCCGGCCCCCACGCTGGCGCCGTTCCGCTGGCTTCTTCTGGGCAGGCATCAGCCCTCCAAAAATCGGCCGGCGAACCGTCCCGGATGGAAGTGAGG